CGAGAGCGATGGATTTCCCCATTTTGGGGTTTATCAACACCACTAGGGAGTTTTCCCAATGACCGTTACCGTCAATGCAAAGACTTACACTGCCGATTCCTTTCAAAAGGATCGGATCGCCTATACGGGTGCTGCAAAAACAGCCTCCGTAAAGGACGATCTGTCGCTGGCTCGTCAGGCTGCAAAGCCAACGATCAGCTTCAGCGGGTTGAGTCGCACCGAAGCGAAGCTTACCCGGACCTTAACCTTGACCGGCGCCCTCACCCCAACCGGGGATGTGATCGCCGCGTTCAATGTTTCGATCCCGGTGGGTTACACCGCTGCGGACATCGACGCCGTGCTTGACGATATGGGGAGCTACATTGCTTCAGCCCCCTTCAAGGTCCACGTCAAGACCCAGAAAATCAGTTTCTAAGAGGTCTTTAGTACCTCGGAGACTGACTGACTGGGTCGATTGGATTCTTGCATATGTAGTTAAAATAGCGGCCGTTATGGCTGCTGTCTATGCTATATATGATCGTCTTCGCGGAAGGCAGTAATACTGCTGCCTCCTGTTAATTCTTAGGAGTCATGATGAAACCTAAGTTACCAGCGTCGTTCGCGTTAGCAAGACGCAGGCTTCACCGTGACCAGTTCGTAATTTACGAACAGGTCATGAGTGAGTTATTTCAACGCCATGATCACCATGAGTTTGCGCGACGTCTCTCCGGATATTTTCGGGGTAAACGTTACGATTTAGCCATGGTTCTCGCTGATTCTATGTCCAAGCAAGTGCATTTGGATGCCGCTACGCATTTTGCGGCGAATCAGTTCGCACAGTTAATAAGGAAATTTCCCTGGGACCCGAAGGTCGTAAAGACCGACCCGGAAACCAAGGCCATTAGTTCGTTCAATCTGTCGGAGCGTAGATGTAAACGCTTAAACAGAAAGTTCGCACTCTACGGTTCTTTTCGTAGTCCTCACGAATCCCTTTTCCAAGAGATGCGGTCCTTTATCCAATATGTCATTGGAGAGGAACCACCTATGGATCAGGTTCTGCGTGGCTGTGCTTTTGGTGCTGGCGCCTCCGTTGGTGTGCACGGCAATGCCACAAATCTTGCGAGGAAAGTCCTCGCAGACAAGTGGACCGTGTCTCCCGGTGCATTCACTTACTCGTACTGGGCTCTTATGTCCGATCCGCTTTTAAGGGATGTACTCCTTGATAGTAGCTCGGGCATCTCGTGTCTAGACTGGTTGACGGCTAAAACCCGTTTTGCCAGTAAAACGACGTTCGTGGACTATAACAAAATAAGCTTCGTCCCGAAGACCGCTATGACTCATCGAGCTATAGCGGTTGAGCCGTTACTCAACGGTTTTGTTCAGAAAGGTATCGACGTCTTCTTCCGTAAAAGGTTGAAGCGCGTCGGTATCGATCTTCAAGACCAGAGTATGAACCAACGAATGGCCCGCTCTGGGTCACTTGATGGTTCTGAGGAGTCGTTCTGTACCATTGATCTGTCTAGTGCATCAGACAGTATCAGTATTGGTCTAGCACGACTCCTTCTCCCCCCAGCGTGGTTTGATTTTCTAAACCATGTCCGGAGCCATAGGTACATGCTTGGCGGTAGTAAATATACTTATGCCAAGTTCTGCTCTATGGGGAACGGCTTCTGTTTCCCGCTTGAGACTCTCATCTTTGCTG